CTTTCGCCGTTGGTGCTGTCGTCATAAGCCTTTAGGTCCTCCCTTGCTTTAGTGAGTGTGGTCAGTGACGCCGAGGCGTAGTTGTCCAACAGGTTGGTGAAAATTTCACCTCTGGGGGTCAAGTACACGAGATACCCGCGCCAATTTTCCGGGTCTCGCTCCCGGCGAACAAGCTTCAGGCCTGAGCGATGCTCGAGCCTGTGTTGTGGTCCAAGCCATTTGACACAGCGGCTGACGCTGCTGCGCGAGATATTGCAGGCCTTCATCAGGTCGTCTTGCTTGCACCCGTTATGGGACGCAATCCAGAAAAACACTGACATCAGTTGAGCTGGAAACTCCCGCTCTCCTGTTGACCGCAGTAGCTCGGTCACCATGAAGGCACGCATGGCACCTTCGCTAGTGAGTCTGTCAAGTGGCATCGACCTATAGCCAGTTCGTTAACATTTTAATCAAAAGTCACGTCAATCGACAAGCATTCTTCTAAAAGGTCAATGATTTTGGCTAGGACATAACCACCTTGGATGTCGTTGTCCCTATACCAATGCAGGCGTTCAACCCCATTGGCGTTTTCGTCGTAGGTGTATTCCATCTAGCAAAAGAAATAAGTGGACTGGTTGACGCTCTCCACATCGAGGGTGTTTTTAATTAAGTCATGATCCAATTGCACATCTACTTGATCGGCCCATTGCTGTAACACAGGGGCCTTATACATCTCAGCAAAATGCAGCCGAATTTCGGCGGCCATTGCATCCATGTCACAAGAGCGACCCATGACGCAATCGTGAATAACCGTAAACGGCCTATCCCAAAAGGCAAAGGTTAAATGTAATAAGGCACTATCAAGTGAATGCACGACGTTAGGAGCTAATGCAGAGCGGTGGTGGCTGCGATCAGGGCCGAGAAAACCATCACCAATCGTGCATTTAATCCGAGTACCGCCCATCAATCTGGTTTGCACCTCAATGGTGTTTGAAAGGCGTAGATCTTGATCAACCACAAACCCAGAGGGTGTGGTCCATTGGATCGACTCTTTTCCAGAATCAAGGATGTCCATCGCTGATTGTTTTAACCATTTCATCACCGCAATTGGTCCCGGTAGGATTTCAGGAATTGCCTTTTTAAAGATGGCGTTAGTGATGACAGTTAGGTCTTGACTTGTGAACTCATGACCGGCTTCTTTTAAAGCCAATCTAATGTAATTTCTGGAGCTTGATTGAGTCACACCATATGGACAGCACATCACGCTTCTTTTAGTAACGCGACGATTCATCCAAGGGTGAAACTTCTCAGGCAGGTACTTTTTCGCAGCCTCTGCAACAGTGCGATAAATATCACCCGGCTTCTCAGTCGGTTTGACATTGACCTGCTCTGATGTGTCCCCACAAAGTGTCAAAGAGGCGAGGTGCTGGAGCCCAGATGCAGTGGCGTCGATGCCACACATGAGGCCTGAGGTGTGCTTAGTGGCATCAATACAACAGGCCTTGAATTCCAGGCACGCTGCCAGGTAAGACCATGGCTCAGCGGCGTCATGCCAGCGTTTGTCATGGATTGGATCCGATGCAATTGAATTGATCAGGTCGATGTTTTCATCAACCCAAGCAACTCGCGTGGTCATCGTTTCTTTATCCAGTCCGTAACAGGTTGCAAGATGCACCGAGAGCCAGTAACGGTTGACAGGACCCTCCTCTGCAAACAGAAAAAGTGCCTTATCGAAGT